ATGTCTCACAAACGCAACATGTCTCGTGTAGAACGTGACGAAGCTGAGCTACGGGAACTGCTTAAACAAGCAGGCGTAACACAAGATGAAACAGAAGAAGAAGCTGTTGAAGCGCAACCCGATAGCTCAGAGCCTAGCGAACCCTCAGTTCAGACAGAGAGTATTACCCAACAAGAAGAAAATCCAAAAGCTAAAGCACAAGAAGATGAAGATCTAAGTGCTGAGGAGAAGAACTTCAAGAAACGCTATGGTGATCTACGGCGTCACACTCAAGAGAAAGAGAAAGAGTTTCAAGCACAGTTAGATACTCTTAAGTCTCAGCTAGAGGCCGCTACAAAGAATGAGCTTGTACTACCTAAGTCAGAAGACGAAGTAGAGGCTTGGGCTAAGAAGTACCCAGACATTGCAGGTATTGTAGAAGCTATTGCTGATAAGAAAGCTAATGAACGTTCATCCGATCTAGACAATCGTTTAAAAGAGATTGAATCTCTACGTACAACAGCTAAACGTGAGAAGGCAGAAGCAGAGTTACTTTCTATGCACCCTGACTTTCAAGAGATTCGTTCAGATGATGCGTTCCACTCTTGGGCAGAAAAGCAACCTAAAGTAGTACAGGATGCACTATACGAGAATAGTGAAGATGCTAAGTCTGTTGCACGAGTTATTGATCTTTACAAGTCAGATCAAGGTATTAAGACTAAGAAAACGTCTAGCTCTGATAAAGCTGCCGCATCCTCCGTTAAGACTAAAGGACGTTCAGCACCTGACACAGATGATTCATCTAAGTATATCACTGAGTCGCAGGTAGCTAAGATGTCTATCAAGGAATACGAGAAGCGCATGGAAGAGATTTTTGATGCTCAGCGCTCTGGTAAATTTATTTACGATGTATCAAAGAAATAAGTTGACATTATCTCTATCGTAGATAAAACTATAGGCATGTACAGTGTCAGGGATTAACTGCCTGTACATGCTTTTCAATAAGCACTAGCCACACGAAGAACTACCTCTGAGTATAGGCCCAGCGCTTGAAGGATGGCCCTCCTGATAGCAATGCTGACTACCCTAAGACAACGAGCCTCTTTTATTGTGGATATGTAGTGTCTAACTTTCACGCCATATCTATAAAGGAGAATTATTATGGCTATTGGAACCGCTGGTGGTGGATTTGACGGGAACTTCTCCCCGATTATTTACTCCAAACAAGCACAGATTGCACTTCGCCGTGCAGCTGTAACTAACGCAATCACTAACAACTCTTACTTTGGTGAGATTGCAAACCAAGGCGACACAGTTCGCATTCAAAAAGAGCCAGACGTAACAGTCAACGCTCTGCAGCGTCACACAGGTATCTCAGTAGAGAAGCTTGATGACTCTGACTTCTCGCTCACCATTGACAAAGCTAACTACTTTGCTTTCAAAATGGATGACATTGAAGAGCAGTTTGCAAACGTAGACTTCACATCTTTGGCTGCTGATCGTGCTGCCTATAAGATGGCTGACGCTATGGACGCAGACGTACTGTCTTACCTCTCAGGTCACACATCTGCAGGCGCTTTCATCACTACTACTTCTGGTGATGCACAGCACCCAACAGCAGGTAACTTGACTGGTGAATTGCTCACAGCAAACCACTTGGACGCAACTGACTTCGGTAACTTGACCATCTCTGGTACAGCTACTGCAGGCGACTCCGTACCATTGGCTCCACGCTTGCCAGGTGCAACTGCCCTGTCAGCTACTACTGTTTCTCCATTGACTGTACTTGCACGTATGGCTCGTAAGATGGATACACAGAACGTAGACGCACGTGGACGTTGGGTTGTTCTTGATCCAGTATTTGTAGAGATGCTCAAAGACGAAGACTCACGCATGTTGAATGGTGACTTCGGCGGTGCTGGCCTGCAAAACGGCCTAGTGTTGAACAACATTCACGGCTTCCGTGTTTATGTGTCCAATGCTTTGCCTGCTAAAGGTACTGGTGCTGGTACTTCAGGTACAACTGCACAAGACGCTAACTACGGTGTTATTGTAGCTGGTCAGGACGATGCTGTTGCTTCTGCTGAGCAGATCAACAAAGTTGAGAACTACCGTGACCCAGACAGCTTTGCTGACATTGTACGTGGTATGCACCTTTACGGGCGGAAAATACTTCGCCCCGAGGCACTTATCACAGCACGTTACAACGCTGCTTAATCACACTTAGTCTGTCGGGCTGGTCTCTTAGGAGGCTGGCCCTTCAGCTTACTTAACGGTAGGATAACTCTATGGCTACTTACGTATCTCTAGTTAATGAATTACTAAGACGCATGAATGAAGTCACACTTGATACAGCAGGTGATGGCTTTGATACAGTGCGCAACGTTCAAGCTCTATCTAAGGATGCAATTAATAGTAGCATTAGACTTATTCTACAGACGGGTCAAGAGTGGCCCTTCCTAAAGACTACCTACACACAAACTCTTACTGCTGGTACACGTCAGTACAACTTCCCTGCAGACTACTCAAGTGTAGACTGGGATACTTTCTACATTAAGAAACTGGCGTCAGAGCAGAACGGTCCTCGCCGCTTGAAGGCTATCTCTTATGAGGATTACATTCAGAACTATAGATCTTCTGACGATAGCGGTGATACAGTAAACGGTGAGTCGGCTCCCTCTGTTGTGTATCAGACTTATGGGGAGCAGTTTGGTGTTACTCCTGTACCTAACGCTGCGTATGAGATTGAGTACGTATACTGGTCTTTCCCTAGTGACCTTACAGTTTATAATGACGTGGCAATTATCCCTGATCGTTTTAAGCATGTCTTGATTGACGGTGCTATGATGTTTATGATGCGCTTCCGTAGCAATGAACAGAGCGCAGCCATGCACCAGAATAACTTTGAGGATGGCATTAAGTCTATGCGCCGTGTCTTAATGGATGACGCTATTGAGATACGCTCTACGGTAGTTACACGAGGTAACACCACATCTTTTAATGGCAAGTTCTAATGGCTGATAATCTAGCCTCCTTTAAAGTCTTCTGCCAAGGCGGTCTTAACACTAACCGTGATGTGTTATCACAGGGTGAGACTTCCCCAGGCTCTGCCGTGGCTTTGATTAACTATGAACCTGCTGTTACAGGTGGCTATAGACGTATTAGTGGCTTTAGTAATGATTACGGTACAGTACCCGGTACAGGCAGTGTCTTAGGTTTGTGTGTAGCTAATGGTGTGAATGACGGTATCCTTGCTGCACGTAAGCCTTCTAGTGGTTCTAACTATTTGCATTACTGGGATGTCGGTACGGAAAACTGGGTAGCAGTTACTACATCAGGTTCCCCTACTATGACAGGTGTAACAAAGGTGCGCTTTAGTAGGTACAACTGGGGTACAGACAAGATTGTACTTACAGACGCAATAAATCCTGCTGCTACTTACGATGGTACTACTTACACGCAGATCACAGACAGCAATGCGCCCAGCGCACCTAAGGTGTCTCACGTATTTAAGAACCATTTATTCCTTGCTGGAGATACTACAGAACCTACTAACCTTTTCTTTTCTGCGCCTTACGATGAGACTAGCTTTGACCCTGCTGACGGTGCAGGTGTTATCAATGTAGGCTTTCCTATTGTAGCTATTAGGTCTTTCCGTGATGTTATGTACATCTTTGGTACGAACATTATCCGTAAGCTTGCAGGTAATAATATCTCAGACTTTGTACTTCAAGAAGTTACAGATGATCTGGGTTGTATGGCTACGGACAGTGTTATTGAGATAGCTGGTGACTTATTGTTTTTGTCTCAGGATGGGTATCGTCCTATCTCTGGCACAAACAAGATTGGCGATGTTAACTTAGAGTCCATCTCTCAAAACGTACAGTCTATTTTTACTGAGGTGGTTCTTCAAGAAGACTTAGATGTATTATCTTCTGTAGTCATTCGTGCTAAGTCTCAATTTCGTGTGTTCTTTGCTGTAGGTGAGTCTACAGGTCTAATTGCAGGTATGCGTTCAACACCTCAAGGAACTTCTTTTGAGTTTGGGCAGGTGCTAGGTGTCGAAGCTTCTTGTGCTGATAGCGGCTACATAGGTCAGTACGAGTTTGTCCTACATGGTGATAGCAACGGTAAGGTGCATCGTCAAGAAAAAGGTACTGACTTTGATGGTGCAGAAATCTTTAGTCTATATCAGACGCCATTTATTCATATGCAAGACCCAGAGCAGCGTAAGGTCATCCATACAGTCGCTACATACTTACGCTCTGAGGGTGACAATGAAGTTGCTATGTCGGTCTTGTATGACTACGAAGCTTTTGAAACATTAAGTCCTAACAACTTTACGATTAGTACAGAAGGCGCAGCAGCTTACTACAATGAAGCCCTTTACGACAGCACCGCAATCTTTGACGGCAATCCAGCACCAGTAGTAAGAACTAACGTATCGGGGTCAGGTAAGTCTGTATCTTTTAAGTACGTAACAAATGACACAAATGCGTCACACAGCATTCAAGGCTTAGTTGTGACCTTCGGAGTAGGAGATAGACTCTAATGGCAGGATACACTCGACAGTCAGTAGCTGATATTATTGCTAGTGCAATTATTAAAGCAGGGCCAGTTAATGCGGAGTATAACGCACTACGTGATGCTTTTGCTTTTAGTGGTGGTCACAAGCATGATGGAAGCTCAACAGAAGGTGCTTACGTACCTCTTATTGCTGATGTTGACGCAAAGAATAAAGTTGTAGTAGACACAACTAACAACCGCATTAGCTTCTATAGTGAAGTAGGTGGTGCAGCTGTTGAGCAAGTACGTATTAAAGACGGTGCAGTTGTACCTGTTACTGATGATGACATTGACCTTGGTGCTGTAGGCGCTGAGTTTAAGAATCTTTATGTTGACGGTGTAGGCTATATTGATACACTTACAGTACACGAGAATGCAACTGTTGCTGGTACTCTTGGTGTTACTGGTGTTCTTACTGCTACTGGTGGTGTTGTAGGTAATGTAACAGGTAACGTTACAGGTAACGTCACTGGTGATGTTACAGGTGACTTGACTGGTGATGTAACTTCTACAGGTACTTCTACCTTCGCTACTGTTGACGTTAATGGTGGGACAATAGACGGTACAACTATTGGTGCAACTACACCTGCCGCAGCCACATTTAGTTCTGCTACAGCTACTACTGTAGACATTAATGGTGGTACTATTGATGCTACAGTTATTGGCGGCACTACTCCTGCCGCTGCTGACTTCACTACAATGGACACTACAGGTAACGCATCTGTAGGCGGTACGTTTAATGTAACAGGTACGTCTACCTTCACAGGTGCTATGTCTGCAGGTAGCCTTACCACTACAGGCAACTCTACTCACGCTACAGTAGACATTAACGGCGGTTCTATTGATGGCACTACTATCGGTGCTTCTAGTGCTGCTGCAGGTACATTCACTACAGTAACAACTACAGGACAGGCTACCCTAGCAACAGCTGACATTAATGGTGGTACTATTGATGGTTCAGTTATTGGTGGTACAACTCCACAAGCTGTAACAGGTACAACCATCACAGCTAACACAGGCTTTACTGGTGCGCTTACAGGCAATGTCACAGGCAACGTAACAGGTAATCTGACTGGCAATGTAACGGGCGATGTAACTGGTGATCTCACTGGTAACGTAACTGCCGCTACAGGTACAACAACTCTGAATGATCTTGTAGTTAATGGTACTGTAGACTTCACTAGCACAGCACTGCTTAACGTAAGTGATCCTACAGCAGATCAACACGCAGCCACAAAAATATACACAGACACAGCGGATGCTCTGAAGCTGGACAAAGCTGGCGGTACGATGTCTGGTGACATCACTATGG